TTTTGTTACTGCTCTATTTTGGGTTCTAAAATATGCTAACGAATTATTTTTGACATCTTCAATTGTATCTGAAGACTTCCCCCCTTGAGCTGGGAATGGATTTGTTGCTGCCAAGGAATTCTTTACAGTATCAACTGTGGAGCTAACCAAATCAGTAGTATCTAAATTTATTACAGAAGTAAAAATATCCGAAATAGTTTCACTTCCAACATTATCCTCAATACCCCGGCCAACTAAATATTTTATTGTAAAAGTTGTGTCCTTTGGAGCCTGACCATATGTTTTTGTAAATATAAAATTGGAAGGGTCAAAAGCTCTATCGAGATTATTAACGCTTCCAGGATATCCAGATCCCACATTATCTGGGTTTGGAATAATTACCTCATCGGGATTACTACTAATTCCAGAACCAAATTGAAGTTCTAATTTATTCTCTGAATTTACTCTAGTAATAAATCTCTTTGGAACCTTTTTTAAACATAAAAGAAATGGGGTTTCTGCAGATTCTCCTGCTAATCCAGGATCATTTGTATTTGAATTGACCTTTTCATTAAATACTGTTTCCTGAGCTAAATAATCTACCTCAGTCCATTCTTTACCATCAGAATCTGTAACAGATAAAATACTAATAACGTTTTCATCTGATATTAAAATCTTAAAATTTTTCTGTAATCCAGTAACAGGATAATCTCTTTCCTTAATTTCCCCGGATCGAGCTCGTACGTTCTTTTTCAATAAATAATATTCTGGAGTTCCATTATTATCAACACTATATATAGATACCTCTCTGGGATCATATACAGAATCTACTTTAAAATCTACGGGTTCTATAGTTCTAAATTCAGATCCATTATCAGCTCTTACTCCCATATCTTCATTAACTCTTAGGGCATAACTATAATCAGGAGCGATATCAGCACCGGTTCCTGTTGGTGGAACTATCTGATATACATCCACAAAAACATTAGCTGAAACAGATATTCTAGGCTTATAACCTAAAGATTGAGCAATTGAATAGATATTTGTTTTTTCTGTAGCATATTGAATTAAGTTTTCTTTAAATAGATAATCAGCATAAAAAGATAAAACATCTCCAACATATGAAGACATCTCAATAAACATTGTTCCTGGATCTGCTTCATTAAAATCATTATAAGCATCTGGAAAATATTGCTTAGCAAAGTCAATTAAGTTTGCTTTAAAATCTCCAAAAGTTTTATTGAGATAAGTTATCTCTTTAGAATCCTTTTGTACATTTGAATTTTTATAAGCCATTTTAAATTATTCCTATCCTTCTATTTCAGATGATATCCCCGTAGATAAATCAAATTCTAAAGTTATTGATGAACCAAAATTTGATGGTGAAACTGTATAATTAATTTTAACTCTTACAGTATTATCCTGGCCAGATACTTTTACAGATTCTAAATTTATATATGGAGTCCACTTTGAAACAGAGCTCTTTATTTCTTCTCTTATATTATCCCTTAAAAATTCCGTATTTGGTTCAAACAAGACCTTAAATAAATTAGTACCAAAATCAGGTTGAAACACTCTTTCACCCTTTATTGTCAATAGAAGATTCTTTAAATTTATTCTAGCTTGATCAGTTGTTGTATATGTAGATTTAAATTTTCCGCCTATGATATTAATGGGCAAAGATAATCCGACTGCAACATCTGGTTTAGAATCTAAGGGTTCATATTGAAATATTTCTCTAGCCATAATTAATCATTATATAAATATTAATTTTTAAAATTTTAAAATCATCTTTATTACTTTAATCCTTTCCAGTTAATTATAACAACTCCAGTTCCTGGTGATGGAACTATACCATTATAAACTCCGGTTACACTATCTGTATGTTCTCTGAATGTTTTAACAAATGCTTTAGCTATCTCAGGTATGGGTTCTCCCATTCTACCCTTTTTAAAAGCCTCATAGATACCAGGAGTAATATCAGCTGCTTCACCTGGAGAATTTATAAAATTGACTTGCCACCAAGGCAATCCCGATAAAATTGGAGGATTGGCAGGTACTGGGCCCTGGGTACCTGGATGCGGAATTGAATATTTTAACGGCATTAAAGTCCAATATTTTACTATTTCTAATGAAACTTTTTTCCAGGGACTCGGACCGAGATCAACTGGCTGTCTTAATACTTCTTCAAAAGCTTTCATCCAAGCTTTTCTAATTCCAAGAGGATTTCCTTTCTGCCAAAAGATCTTATTTCCTACGGGATCTTGAGCTTGTCTGACAGCTAAAATATATGCAGTAGTAAAAAATTCAGCAGTCTTTTCCGTTGATGATGAAGCTTTAAGTGACATAAAATTAATTATGCTTTTTTCCATCTGGTCCCACTGCAATGACATATTATCCCTTTAAAAGACCAAAATCAATTTTCAATTGGTTTACCTGGGCCCAATTTGATGCCAGTCCTGTTGGACCTGCTCCAGTTGCAAATGAAGCTCCTCCTCCTGGGTTTCCTATACAAAGAGCTTCTAATTGATTAATGAGTTCCTCAATTATATCCATCAATGTAGTAACGTCTACATTTGACCACTCTTCGGTTGTAAGATGAACCTTTTTTCCCATTAGATAAGAAGTTCCTTTACCAGAAATTACAATATCTCCAACTCCATCTTTAGTATAAAAAACTAATTTATCAGAGGCAATTACTACTTGACTATTTTCTGAATATTGATCTGAAGGAGACAAAGTCTTGGGAAGTGGAGATTTTAAATAGATCGGCAAAGATTGATCACTAGTTAAATATATGGAAGAAGGATCATCATCTAAATTTTCTAAATCAGAACCACCATTAGATATTATTGTTATAGGAGATCCTGAAGAACCTGCAAAGGACCAATCATTTGGAGTAGGTGGAGGAGGACTACTTTTCCATACATTAGTACTTCCAAATCTTATTTTATTTCCAAATCTTCCCTGTACTAAAGTATCTCCCTCAAATAATTTCATATCGGGAATTGATACTGGATTAAAAGTTTCACCATAATAAGATCCACCTTTATCATGAGTGACATCTTCAGCTAAATTGTTATTACTATTACCAAAAAGATTTATATCGGAAATATAATACCACTCTTTTGGAGATTCTAGATTCAAAGAGGAGGGTAGATTAACACAAAATACGGTTTCATTAATTATAGGTATTTTAATTTTATCTCTAGATAGGGGATAAGCAACAATAGGCTCTGATGTTCCAGGTCCAGCAGAATTATTTCTTCTTGTTAAAAGAACTTTTATACCAGTCCTATCTTCGGATTCGTCTTTTATAATTTCAGTAACACTACCATATCCTAAATCTATTGATAAATCTAAATTTTTATTTGGAGATTTCTCAAAGTCCTGTATTTTATCATTTGCAGTTGTTACTGAAGACCTATTCGTAGCAAAGTTATCCCCAGTATAAATCCAATTATTTCCCACCCAATTAAACCTTCTTTTTATCCATAGCTTTAACTAATTGACTATAATCTCTAGTTAAAGCCTTTTGGACAGCTTCGGGAACTTGAATATGTTTCTTATCCTCTGGTATCATGGATTCAGCTGAAGTCTGGTCTCCAAACATCTCGTCTGGATTCATTCCCATAGCTTGAGCCATGTTCCCCGTAAAAGGCTTACCGCCTAAAGTTTTATATTCTTCTGAATCAGACATTTCCAAAGCAGTTTCATTTAGTATATTATTTAAATTGCGATCTTTAGCAAACTTCTTTTTTTTAGTTACCCTCTTAGCTAGATTTGAATCTGCTAATTCCGACATTTTCATACCATGGTTCATAACTTTAGAATGATCCGATTTATTCTCAGTCAATATACTAAGTTCTTCTCGTACTACTTTACGTATATCGGGAATTATAGCTTCTTTGATTAAATTAATAAATTCAGTTTTCTTCATATCTTATCTAACTTTCATTATAGGAAATATCATCTTCGATTTTTTCCATTTGATCTAATAATTGTTTCTTTTCTTCCTCGGTCAATAATAATTCCGAAGATCCATCAGTTAATCTAGATTGAGCTCTTTGAACAATAGCAGCCATTTTTATTAGATGCTCATCATTCTTAACCCCCAATTCCAAATATTCTTTTATCAAAGGAACTACAACAGTAGCATCCCCAATATTCTTAATATGAGGTTTAAGCTCTTTAATTAATATATTTATTTGCTTTTCTTTTTCCTTGGCATTTTTATAAATATCTGCCAAGAGGTCTTGAAAGGTTTTACCCTTAAAAATTTCTTCATTATTCATATCTATTATAAATATAAAAATAAAGTAATTTTATTGACTTTTTAAGGTACCATTTAAAAGAAATTCTTTGTATAAGACAATATACTTTTGTTTTAGGCTATTAATAACCTTGGTTATGTATTGGGTTTTAACATCAACCATTTCACGAACTAATATATAGATTGCTTTTTTATTAAAATTTTCTAAATCACCTCGCTTTTTAAATATTTCCATTAGAGCATATAATATATTAAGATCTCGTTCTTTTGTAACTATAGTCTTCGGATTATTTTCACAATACTCTATAAACTCTTCCATAAATAGATATGTGTCTTCCAAATGTCTTTCCCTTTGAACTTCCGAACTAATATCCCTATTGGTATCAATCTTAGTAACATTATCCTTAAGTTTTAATAATCTGTAATTATTATTGTTATGATGTATTAAATAATTTTTAGCAACTATAGAAAAATAAGAAAAAGCCTTGCCTTTACCTTCAGTATATTTAGGCATCTTCTCTATCAGAAAAGAGACAACTTCATGTTGAACTTCTTTAAATGGATAATCAAAATAATAGAATTTAAAAGTGTGAATAATATTTTCAACCATTTTTTCAAATGGATATTTAATACCATCATTATAAATCTTATTTCTTATGGTGGGGTCTTCTTCTTTATTATATGCTATGATTGCATCTTGAGCTTCTAATGTAAAATAATTTTTCTTTTTACTTTTTTTCTTTTTGATCATCTAAGTTTCGATCCTCTTCTTTCAATATAAATTTATCTAAAATTTTAATGGTATCTTTTATTTGTTCAAAAGTACTTCCGACCTCATCATCAGCCTTAAAAGATCCATTATGATCTATTGCTTTGATTTGACTATAAATCTGATTCAATTTTATATTTAAATTATTAACCCAGTTTTCTAGAGTCTCAGAATATTCCTCCAGCTTCTCATACTTTTTTAAAAGATTTATTATTATAAAAATCGAAACGATACTATAGATGCTTAATATAAAAATTATCCAATACATTATTATTCCTTAAATAGATCATCAAATAGTTTAGTAGCAGAACTAGTTGTAATATTTTTATTGGCTAAATTTCTCAAGCGATTTGTTTTAGAAGTATTCATGAATTGTGGCTTCTTAGTTTCAACTTTATTCTTTTGCCATATTTCGCATTCAATTCTTGAAGCCATATGATCTGCATGATGAACTATTATGGGTAAATTTGTTCTCAAAGATCTCTCTGGAAGATATGATTTTAAGTATGTAGTATTAGCATCTTCATAAGCTCCA